CCTTATGGTATGTCTTATGGTGGAGGTAGAGCAGAGGGCAGCACACCAAAAGGTGCGTTAGTAAAAGCACATGGAATGATAAAAAATGATGATTTAAGAGATGATGCTTTAATAAATTTAATTAAAAACAGTTTAAGTAATGCTTTAAAAAAATTAAAAAAAGGAAGTGCATCTTATATATGTTTTAGTTGGAGAACTTATAGTGAATTTTATAAAGCAATTTCTGATTCAGGATTTAAAATAAAAAACTGTATTGTTTGGGATAAAGAATCAATAGGATTAGGACAAAGTCATTATAGACCACAACACGAATTTATATTATATTGTGGAGAACATTGGTATGGAGATAAATCTCAATCTGATGTTTGGTATATGAGTAGAGGATCAACTGCTAAATATGTTCATCCAACTCAAAAACCTGTAGAATTAATATGTAAAGCTTTAAATAATTCTAGTAAAGAAGAAGATATAGTTATCGATTGTTTTGGTGGATCAGGTAGTTCAGTAATAGCTTGTGAAAAATTAAACAGAAAAGCTAGAATAATAGAATTAGATCCAAAATATTGTGATGTAATAGTTAAGCGATGGGAACAATGGACAGGAGAAAAAGCAACAAAATGAAATCTGACAAAAATAAGGCAAATGGTATAAAAAAACCTAATGGTGCTGGTAGGCCCAGAATTATTATAGACCCAAAAATTATAGCAAATTTAGCACAGATAGGTTGCACACAAGAAGAAATAGGAAGTGTTGTAGGAGTATCTGCTAGAACTTTACAAAGAAATTATGCCGAAATTGTAGAGCAAAATCGTGAAAAAGGTAAAGCTAGTTTAAGAAAAAAAATGTGGGATAAGGCACTTAATAAAGATAATACCAATATGCAAATCTGGCTATCTAAAAACTATTTAGGAATGAAAGATAGAACTCAAACAGAAACTATTACAGAACCATTACCTTTAATCATTGATGGCAAAGCTGAAGAAGTTGAAGTAAATGGCAAAGAAAAAGGGTAATATCTTTGGTAAAACAATTGAATATGTATCAAGAGCAAAGTTTAAAAAAACATCTATAAGCAAACGCAGACCTAAATTATCATCAATGAATAAACACAAACGCAGATCATTTAAAAAATACAGAGGTCAAGGTCGTGGATAATATATTTATTATTATCTTTAGCTGTTTAGGGTTTATGGTTTTATTATCAATCTATATGTTATTTACTTTATGAAGCGATCTAACTTCTATCCCAATGGAGAGTTTATTCCATATCAAATGCCACAGGACTTTAGAAAAGCATTAGGTAAAGAAGCTTGTGGTAATTGTGGAATGTACTCATTACCAAGAAATTTTTGTGGTGTTTATAGAACTAGAGGAGTTAAGGATAACTTTGTTTGTAATAAATGGAGAAAAAGGCATTTTAAAAGATAACGCAATATTGTAATAGGGTTTATGGAAGAACCTGTGCATTATTTAGTTTTATTATTACTTCAATTTGATGGAACTTTAGTTAAGGAAGTCTTGGAGTTTGCAAGACCTATGACATTACTTGAATGTGGAGATTTTGCTGATGCTCATAGAGAAGCAATAGCAACTCATAAATGGGTAGAAGAAGATTTAATGAAGTCAGGTTGGTATTTAAACGATGGCACAGGAACTTGGCAAGGACATATCTGCATACAAGACCCTGATAAATTATAAAAAAAACTATAAAATAAACATTTGCTATGCTAAAAGGTAAAAATGAATGAAAAACTTATTACAGCATTATTGGCAATTTTATTGGCTTTGGGTGGATGGACTCTTTCAAGAACTTTCTCACTTTCAACAGATATGGTGCTTATCAAAGAAAAAGTATCGTCATTGGAAAAAAAAATTGATGGAAAGTTTAAAAAGAAAAAGAAGAAGAAGAAGAAAGATGATAAATGAAAGGACAATCATATTCTTGCTTTTCCTAACTTTAATTGGAATGGGTTTAGCTGGATGTAATAAAACTAATATATGTCCAGATACAACAACATTAGAAATAGGAGAAACATCTAATGGTAAAGAAAAAAATACTAAATCCATTAAACAAAGCTTCAAATGGGGAAAGACTAAATGTCAAGACAGATAAAAAAATTTATAGTTAGGTTAAGAATGTGGTATGCTGATATAAGAGGTCATCATGGTAAAAGATGGGATTATGAACCATCAGAACATTATTTAGGAAGAAAAAGAAAATGAAAGTTAGTTCAAATACATCGGTTGATATGCCATTAAAGAATCTTATTAGTATTATAGGTGCTGTAGCAGTAGGGGTGTGGGCTTATTTTGGAATAATAGAAAGACTTAATACTTTAGAAACAGATAACCATTTAATTAAAAAAGACTTAGAGAGTGCTGTAGAGTTTTCAATAAAGTGGCCGAGAGGAGAACTTGGTTCGTTACCAGCCGACTCAGAACAATTTTTATTAATAGAATCAACTTTAGCTGATGTGGAAGATTTACAAACAGAAATGAAATCTATGCGTCATAATGTTGTTAATATTGATAGACTACAAAAAGATGTAGAAAAAATTTTAAAAGATATAGAAACAATTAAAGACAAAGTGAGGAAAAATGGAAACAGTCATTAGTGGAGTAATAGTATTATGTATGTTCTATCAAGGTGGAATTATAGAGCATACTTATATACAAGATCAAAAAATGAGTAGCTGCTTAAAAGCTAAAAGACAAGTTGAAAGGTCAGTTAATCCTGAAAATGTTAGAATGGCTTGTGGGGAAGTAGATGCTATTATCGAAAAAGATGAATACAGCGATAAAATGAGAGTCGTTAAAATAATAAAAGATAAATACGATTCAACAGGATATACAAAATAATATGATTGACGAAGATAGGACATACGAAAACGAAGTGAGAATTTATAATGATAGATTGGGTAGTAGAAAAGATAGGCAAAATAGCAAGGTCAATATTCCATTGGACTTGGAGAGTACAAGTACACAGAAAATATTACAAGAACAGGAAGAATGATAAATGAATTTTATATTAACTATGTTTATTTGTGCAAGTACAGCACAAGGAATACAATGCTTACCACCTGTCAAGTTTGATATTTTATATAAAGATGGGTATGATTGTATGTTAGATGGTTATACAAAATCACATGATAAAATTATTGAAATTGGTAGAGAAGAAATTAACAAAAACAAGATATTTGTAAAGTTTGGTTGTTATGAAGATTTCTCTAACAAAAAGTCAACATAAAGTAAGCCAATCTAAAAAGCGATTCAGAGTTCTTATATCAGGTAGAAGATTTGGTAAGACTTATCTTTGTATTACTGAAATGATGAAGTATGCAACAAAACCTTTGCAGAATATCTGGTATGTTGCACCGACCTTTAAAATGGCTAAAGAAATATGCTGGTCAAACCTTAAAACAATTCTAAACGAGTTTAATTGGATAGAAGATATTAATGAAACAAATCTAACCATAAGAATCAAGAAATCCAATAGTGTTATAAGCTTAAAATCAGCAGATCAACCAGATGCTTTAAGAGGTACAGGAATTAACTTTTTAATATTAGATGAGTTTGCCGATATTGATAAACGAACATGGTTTGAAGTATTAAGGGCCTCTATTGCTGACACTTTAGGAGATGTTTTATTTACAGGAACTCCAAGAGGTTATGGTAATTGGTCTTATGAAATGTATCTTAAAGGAAAGCAAGATGAAGAATGGGAGAGTTTTCAATTTACTACACTACAAGGTGGAATGGTTGATAAGCAAGAACTTGAACAAGCTAGATTAGACCTTGATGTTAGAACATTTAGACAAGAATTTGAGGGTACATTTGAGAACTATGCTGGTGCTGTTTATTATAACTTCCATCCTGTTGAAAGTGTTAATGATAAGCAAATAGATTGGAAAAAACCTTTACATATTGGGATGGACTTCAATGTTGACCCAATGTCTGCTTGTGTAGCACAAATAGAAAAGGAAAAGATTTATTTTGTTGATGAGATAGTGATTTATTCAAGTAATACTGATGAAATGTGCCAAGAAATACATGATAGATATGGAACTAAAATACCTATCTTCATATATCCTGACCCAGCTTCAAGACAAAGAAAAACATCTGCTGGTGGGAGAACAGATTTAAGTATTTTGCAAAATGCTGGATTTAAAGTTAAAGCTAAATTCAAACACACTTCAGTTCGTGATAGAGTCAATGCAGTTAATTCAAGACTCAAAGATTCTTTAGGAAAGAGATATATTTTTGTTTCACAATATTGCAAAACATTGATAAAAGGTTTACAAAGACAAATATACAAGGAGAATACAAAT